GGCGATGATAAAAGCAGGCAAGGCCTCCGTAGGTGACGGCAAGGACATCGATCATAAGAAACCTATCCGTTCTGGCGGAAGTAACGCCCCATCCAATCTCAGAGTCAGGTCGCAGTCGGCAAATAGGTCGATTCCCAAGACTTCAGGCAACAAGGCGAAGAAGTGAAGAAAGAGGACAAGGCGAGGTGGGAAGAGCTACAGGATAAACTCTCCCCTAAAGAAAAGCTCTTCGTAGAGAGCTATTGCTCAAACGGTTATAACGCAGCCGAGGCTACACGTCAGGCGGGTTATGCCACGAAGTATCCGAATAAGGTTGGCTCTCAGAACCTCGCCCGTCCCCGTGTAAAGGAAGCCATCAGGCTCCTTCAGGCCGATAAGATGGAGGCGGTGACTGTCTCTCCTGACTACGTCCTGCGTAAGCTTGGGAAGACGGTAGAGGCGGCAGAGTCTGAAGGCAACCACACAGCCACCCTACGAGGCCTCGAACTGATGGCGAAGCATCTCGGTATGTTCATTGAACGGACTGAAATCTCTGGCCGTGACGGCGAAGCAATCCAGTACGAGAAGGTATCTAATGACGCAGCCGATTTCGCCCGCACAATTGCTAGCCTCGCTCGACGAGGAGGAGCGCGAGAAGTATCTTCAGACTCTCTCAATTGAGGCTAAGGCTCAGCTCAAGTACACTTGGGAATTCTGGGCTCGCCCCAACCAGCTAGAACCTGAAGGGGACTGGCATACGTGGCTCATCCTTGCTGGTCGTGGATTCGGCAAGACAAGGACTGGTGCAGAGACGATAAGGAACTGGGTCTGTGGTAGCACTCCACTTTCTAAAGGACGTTGTAGCAGGATTGCTCTTGTCGCTGAGACCGGGGCTGACGCCCGAGACGTCATGGTCCTTGGCGAGTCTGGACTTCTTTCCGTACACCACCCTGACTTCCGACCGACGTACCACCCTAGTAAGAGGCTGGTAGAGTGGCCTAACGGGGCTCAGGCTTGGATGTATAACGCCACTGAACCTGACCAGCTCCGTGGTCCTCAGCATGACGGCGCATGGTGCGACGAACTCGCTAAGTGGGACTACGCCCAAGAGACGTGGGATCAGCTCCAGTTCGGCCTACGCCTTGGCGACTTCCCAAGAGCAATCGTTACTACGACTCCCCGCCCTATCCCTCTTATCAAGAAGCTGGTGAAGGATGACGTCGTCTTTGTTACGAGAGGCGCCACTAGAGACAACTCGGATAACATGGCCGAGTCATTCATGCGAGAGATCGAGAGTAAGTATGGTGGAACCCGCCTAGGCCGGCAGGAGCTTGAAGGAGAGATTCTTGATGACATCCCCGGCGCACTCTGGTCACGAGAATCCATCGACGACAGTCGAGTCAAGGAAGCACCAAAAGACCTCGAACGAGTCATCGTCGCAGTCGATCCAGCGACCTCCTCGGAAGAGAATTCCGACGAGACTGGTCTGGTTGTCGTGGGGCTCGGAAGAGACGCCGACGGATACGGACGAGGGTACGTACTCGAAGATGGAAGTTTTAGAGGTACTCCAGAGGAATGGGCTCGCAAGGCTGTTGCTCTATACCGAAAGTGGAGCGCTGATAAGATTGTTGCCGAGAAAAACCAAGGCGGAGAGATGGTCTCTTCTGTCCTTCGTTCGGTTGATCGTTCTGTCCCTGTCACGCTTGTTCACGCTAGTCGGGGCAAGGTTGTACGGGCTGAACCAATATCTGCTCTTTACGAGCAAGGACGTGTCCACCACGTCGGACGCTTCGACAAACTAGAAGACCAGATGTGTCTCTTCTCTGTCGATAACATCCGTTCACCTTCCTTCGGTTCTCCCGACCGAGTCGATGCACTTGTCTGGGGATTGACAGAAATCTTTAATAAGATTACCTCAGTCAGAATTGTCCCAGAGAAAGAGGACCAAGTAATGAACTATACCCATGCCGCTTACTCTAATCTTCACGATATCCCGACAGGATGGATGGCTTAATGGCAGATAACTTCAAACTATCTCCTAGCAACGCCCCTGTCACAGGGTTGAAAGAAGGTGACGTCAAGCAGGTCGATGCCCTCCAGTACGAGAATAACGTCAAGAAGGGGTATATCCCTGAAGGCTATGATTCGGTAGAAGACTACTTAAAGGATGTCCGCGAGACGTACGAGAAGGATTATACCGCCGACTACGAGAACCGTCTCGAAGCCATCGAAGACAAGAAGTTCGCTATCGGCGACCAGTGGGACCCCCGGGTACTTGAACATCGTGCAGGTCTTCCCTGCCTCGTCATCAATACGATCCCTCAGTTCACTGCTCAGCTCGTAGGCGACTGGCGTCAGTCTAGGAATGCCGTCAAAGTTCTGCCGTCAGAAGATGGTGACGAAGACATCGCTGAGATTCGTGGCGACCTCATCCGCTCGATTGAGTATAAGTCTCGTGCCGACCGTGTCTATGACTCTGCATTCGAGTCTGTAGTTACCTGCGGAGACGGCGCATTCCGTATCGCGGTAGAGTATGCCCGTGACGACGTATTCGATCAGGATATCTTCATCCGACCGATTGAAGACGCCCTCTCAGTCATCTGGGACAGGATGTCTGTCGATCCTACCGGCAAGGATGCCCGGCACTGCTTCGTAGAAGATACGATTCCGAAGGAAGAATTCCTCAGGAAGTGGCCCGGTAAAGACCCGTCTGAACTCGGCCAGAAGATGCAGATCACTCTCCGTCGGTCTGGCTGGTACGACAGCAACACCTTCCGTGTTGTAGAACACTGGCGAATGATTGAACGTGATCGTCTACTCTGCCTTTTCGAAGACGGTTCTATCCATGTCGTAGACAAGGGAACGCTAGAAGACGTCGTAGCCAAGCACGGGATGCCGACTAAGACTCGCATCGCTCCGTGCATGTATGCTCAGATGCATCTAGTGACTGGCTGGGGCATCCTTTCCGGCCCGTACGAATACAAGCTCTCTCGTCTCCCGATCATCCGTATGGTCGGTCGTTCGATGAATATCGAAGGTATCCGCTTCCGCTACGGCCTCGTCCGATTCATGAAGGACTCGGCACGGCTTAGGAACTTCTGGCGCTCGGTTGCTGCAGAACAGCTTGGCTACGCCCCGAAGAGCCAGTGGATTGCTCCTCACTCTGCCGTTGCAGGACGTGAACAGGCTTTCCGAAAGGCACACCTGACTCGTGACCCGCTCCTCATCTACAACGATGACGCAGTAACTCCTCCTCAGCGTCTTGAGCCCCCTGCCCCGCAGATGGCATTGCTGAATGAGGCACAGGTTAATACTCAGGATATGAAGGATGTCACCGGCATCCATGACGCATCCCTAGGTATTAAGTCGAATGAAGTCTCTGGTCGCGCCATCCAAGCACGACAGCATGAAGGCGACATCGCCTCGCTGACTTTCTACGATAACGGTAACGCCGCTATCCTTGAAGGCGGCGATGTCATCAATCAGCTCATTAGTCAAATCTACGACGGCACCCGTATTGTCCGAACTATCGGTAACGACGAGGTTCCCAAGCTAGTTAAGATTAATGACCCGATGGACCCCAACTCTCCTAACCTTGCTATGGGCGGATATGACGTCGCTCTTAGCACTGGTCCTTCCTACTCGACTAAGAGGGAAGCTGCTGCCCAGTCAATGATGGATGCAGTCCAAGTCTGGCCCCAGCTTCTTCAGGTTGCTGGCGACCTTGTCGCTAAGGCTCAGAATTGGGACGGCGCGCAGGAGATTGCTGAACGACTCCAGAAGACTCTGCCTCCGCAGTTCCTCTCGCCAGAAGAACGCCAGAAGCAGCAACAGGAAGGTGGCGGACAGCCTCCTATCGATCCAGCCATGGTTCAGCAGGCTATGCAGAAAATGCAGGAGCTTGAGGAAGAGAATGAAAAACTGAAGGCTAAGAATGATATCGAGTGGTACAACGCTGTCACCCAGCGTATTCGTGCTCTCTCTGATAATCAGGTCGATGGCAACCAGATGGAGCAGCAAGCTCTACAGACTATACTTGGTCATATCGGGGCTAAACAAGACAAACAGCACGAAATGACTATGGCTGAAATGGCACATCAGCAAGCGATGGAACAACAGGAGGCAGCTGCACAACAGCAGGGCCGACAGGTTGATCCTGACCAAGATAACGAACAAGAATAAATACCTCGAACACTGTCAGACCACAGGCAGTGAGTATTCGCAACGTGGCAACGGCAAGGACCGCAAATGTCTAATGACAATCCCATAATCGCACCTGACACTGACAACCTAGATGACTTCACTCGCCTTCTCGAAGGAAAGGCCATTCCGGCAGAAGTCGTAGAAGACAATCATCAGGAGGACAATCAGGATTCGGGTACTGTTGAGCCCGCAACCGAAATCGAAGCTTTTGAAGAGCCCGACGTCGAAGAAGAGGTCGTTGATGATCTCCCTGAAGACGACTCAGTCCTCAAGATCAAAAAGAAGCAGACGTTTCAGGAAAGAATCAACGAACTTACTGCCAAGGCGCGTGAAGCCGAGCGTCGTGAGGCCGAAGAGGCTAATGCCCGTCGTGCCCTCGAACAGAAGCTTGATGAAGTCGTGGCACGCCTCAATAAGGAGGCTCCGAAAGAAGAACCTGCATTTGCAGGCCCGCGTCCAGACGAACTCGACGACAAGGGTGAACTCAAGTATGCTCTCGGTGAATTCGACCCCGAATACATCCGTGATCTGACTAAGTATACCATCGCCGAAGAGACTCGTTTCGTACGGGAGCAGGAAGCAAAGCAGCGTGAAGCGGCTATTCAGCAGCAGGCGCAGACTGCGCTAGAGACGGAATGGGCTAATAAGCTTTCAGAAGCTGAAAAGGCCATGCCCGATCTGCGCGAGAAGGGACAGAATCTTGTCTCGACTTTCGATGGTCTCGAACCCGCCTACGGCCAGTATCTTGCAAATACGCTGATGTCCCTCGATAACGGACCCGAAGTCCTTTATTACCTTTCGGATAATCCGGCTGAAGCCCAGAAGATTGTTGCTGCTGGGGCTGTCAATGCCACCATCATGCTTGGACGTATCGATGCTATCGTGTCTAAGCCGAAAGCAACTCCTAAGAAGGTGTCTGACGCACCCGAACCACCGCAAGTCCGAGCACGAGGTGCCGGAGGTAAGTTCGATGTAGCCGATGACACAGACGATCTAACTGCCTTTGAGCGAAAATTCTTTTCTTAGATAAGTAACGTTTAAAGGCGAATAAGGGATAATCATTAATGGCTACTATTACTGTTGACCAGCAGAAGCTGGTTATGAATGCCTTTGCCGCCTACTTCCAGAATAACCTCACTGTCGCGGATGCCGTGACGTGGAAGCAGTATGACACCGAGATGGATGACCGTAACGGTCTCTCCGTTTCTGAACAGGTGACTCCGCGCTATGCCGTCGCCTCGACGACTAACGGTGTCGCTGACCTCTCGTCTGGCGTGCAGGACTCGGTGTTCGGTTCTGAAGTCTTCAAGATCAATAAGACTTTCGGCACCAGCATGGGTTGGGGCGACTTCGTCAAGATTCGCGACATCGGTGATGCCCGTGAATCGCAGGCTCTCCAGATGGCTGCTGTCAATCTCGCTGAGACGATTGATGCCTACGTCCTCGGTGTTGCCACCAAGGCCTCGAACAACTGGCTTGGTACTCCGGCGAATACTGTCTCCGCGTGGACTGACGTCGCACAGGGCTATACCCGCCTGAAGGAAGAGGGTGTCGATGACTCGGAACTCCGTGCCATCCTTACCTATGGTGACAAGCAGGCTCTCGGCTCGGCTATCCAGTCGCTGACGGCTCCTGACGCACTTGTTACTGGTGCGTACCGTAAGGGCTTCGACGGTGAGATCGCGGGTATCCCGACGATGTTCACTCAGCAGCTCCCTGTTCTGACTGTCGGTAGCCGCACGGCTTCGGGTGTCGGTACTGTCAATGGTGCAAGCCAGAACGTGAACTACAAGGACGTCGCCGTCTCGGCTGCTCCGGGCCAGTTTATGTCGCAGACCTTCCTTATCAAGACCTCGGCGTCTGGTACGGAAACTGTCAAGGCTGGTGAAGTCTTCACGATTGC